ACAGTCCAGCATCAGCCTTGCTGCCTTTGGCTGCCTTTCCGTCCAACGCAGCCTGTTGCAGGATCGACACCGGTTTGTTGGCATCGCTGGTGTTGTCGACGTTGCCGAGGCCAATGTCGCCTTTACTACCCGATGTAGCCACGGCCGCCAGGATCGGCTTGTTCAGGATCGCTTTGATGGAGCCGGGCATAGCGTTCCAGTCGACCTGAATTGGCTGCAGTTGCCCCTCCGCCAATAAGTTGAGAGCAGCAAGCCAATCTGGCATGTCCGGATAAAAAATGTCTGCCATTACAGTTCCTCAATATCAAAAGTGGTGGCATACGCCTCGAAGCGCGGGATAGTGATTGCCGCCAAGCTGGACAGGCGCCCATACACCTGATGCGCCTGCTCCAGCTCCGGATCGGCGTTATCTGGCAGCAGGCTAATAAAGACTGGCTGGGACAAGCCATTCCCGCGCACGATGCGCCACAGGTTGGCCCGGTCGATCGGCGTCATGCAATCGAGCGGAAATGCCAGCTTGCGGTATTGCGCGCCACGCGATACCTGCTGGCTGTTGCCTGCAGTGCGGTACTGCTCGCTGGTGTCCACTGGCGTCACGCCGGCGCCGTAACTGGCATTATTTTCCGGGCTCCAGTAATTTCCCATGACCAGACGCGCCACCTCGATCTGACCGGCCCGGTTGTTCGGGTCATCCAGGTCGATAATGAAGTGACGCGCCGTGGTTCGATTAAACCAGGCACGGGCATAAGTCCCGCCGCCATAGGAGAAGGCATTTACTGCCAAACGCGTGGCGCCCCAGGCAAATGCCCCGAGCGGGGAATAGGCGCAGGCCAACACGGCGCCCGTGTCGACCACCGGCGCCGCATCACCAGGCTCCGCGTAGGCGCGCACACGGATCGTAGCGGCCGCCGAAAGGTTGCAAAATGGCAGCGCCACGCCGCCAACGATCTCGCCAATGGGAAGGGTGGCCGTGATGGTCAGGGACGTGCCGGCCGCGCGCAGGATCTCGCATTTCTCGTCAGTCTTTAGATTGGCCACGCCCAACTCCCCTACCTGGCTCGATGCCGTCAGGACGGCGCGGTCCGCCGCATTGTCGTAAATGATTCGGAGATTTGCCATTATTGATAATTATCCTTGACGTAAATAATGATAAGAGGCGACATTGGAGCCAGCACATGACGCATCACACACTGGCACTTAATCTCAAGGAGAAACATGAAAAAAATGTACCTGTATTTGCTGGCAATCGCGACAACTTCCGGCTGCGCATTGCGGCCATGGACTGCGGAAGATCAGGCCCGACTAGAACTGGCCAGCGGCGGGAAATCTTGCCCTGCGTTCTTCGATTGCTATGATTTAAGTGCCGCCGAAAAGCTGCATTCAGCGCCCCTGCACTTAGACTGATCTACGCCCAGGTGGCAAAGTCCACAGAAAATCCCCGGTTGTAATAAGGGTCCTGCGCAATGATCGAGGTCTGCGTATTGATCACTGCATTCGGCTGGCCACCTTGCTGGGCCAGCCGAATGGCGTAAGCCGTTTGCTCCTGCCGAGCCAGATAACACATCTCCGCTACAGCGGTGGTGTTCGATAATAAATTCATGAACAAACCCAGCGGATCAGGTTCCGATTCCGAGCTGCCAAGCCCTTTCCATGTACAGGCCAATGGCGCCGATACCACCCAAGGCATTTCCTGAAAGTTACTAATGGCAATATTCACCGGGTACTGGTAGGCAGCAATGGCAGGGTGATAATGGTTTGACAGGATGCGCATGTGGCTTAAGTTGCTGTCAAAAGTAAGGTGCCCGGCCGCATCAAAAACCTGCAAGCCCATATTACCCGGATCACGTATAGGGCTACCCATGGTCGAGAAAACAGCGTAATCCAGGCCGACTTCAGAGGTGTAGGTTTCGAAGTAACTGGCGCCGTCCGCCCCACGATAAATGCGACACCCACCGAACCAGCGCCCATATGCTCTTGGCCGAATTAAGACTATAGGCATCTCGACAGTCACATCAATGCCCAGCGCGCTGAGGCTGACCGGCACTGGATCATTCCCACCCGTGCCAGCAAGATAGCCAGCCGCCACCAGGCAAGGGTTCTTGAACGACTCGTCAATTTGAAGCACACCGTCGATGTTGTAAATGGCTAATCCGATCGGCATGTCAAGTCCTATACACAGTGAAAGTCGCCGTATTTATTCCCATGGAATTACCCATGGCATACGGGTACATGGAGAACACCGTGACGCCGCCACTGCCAATTCGGTGGTAGTAGTTCATCGGATCGTATGTCACGACCCAATGCCCGTCATCAATCATTCCAGGAACTGAAATAAAACGGGAAGTAGCATCGTTCCATGGCGGGAAGGAAAAGGAGCCAATATGCCGGGTCAGCCGATCCGTAATTTCCAAACGGAGCTTTCCGTTCGGGCTGAACACTTGAAGACCGACCGGCATTACCACCGCCCCATACGAACACGCAACCCGGTTCCATTCAAGCCACCGGATGCCTCATACACTCGGGTGCCGTTGCTGTCCATCTCCGTGCGCTGGCCAGTCTCATTGGATCGCATGACAAAGGTTCCATTCGACATCAACTGGACGTTGCCGTTTGCAGAGACAAACTTGAACGTCCCGTCAGCATTGATCGTCACATTCCCGTTCTCTGACCTGCAGGTGCCAGAAAACAGCAAGTCGCCGGTGTATACCGACAGTGCCGACAGTGCGCCCACCTTCAAGGTGCTAAGGTAGGGCGTCGACCAGACGGTCTTGCCCGCGACAGGGTCATAGGTGCCATTCGACTGGAACCATGCCTGACCGGTGTCGGGCGCCACGTCAATGGCCCCCACCCAGGCGCGCGCCTCGCCCCAGGTGCCCACCGGCGGCCGCGCGTCACCGGCAACCTCGACCGTCAGCGGGTTGTAGTTCAGTGACATGCCGTTGATCAGCGTGTATGCCAGGCGCGCCGATTTTCCGCTGATGCCGTTGTTACCTGGAATGCCGTTTGCGCCGTCCTGCACCTTGTTGACCACCAGATCGGCCTTGAAGGTCACGCCGCTGATATGCAGCAGGGTCACCGTGACCGTGATCTGCTGCACGGTCATGCCGGAGAAAGCCAGCGCGCGCTCGTTGCCGGTGCCCGTCAGCGTGCCGCCGGCGCTGACGCTCCACTGCACCTCGCCTTCCAGGCTGACAGGCAATGCCTTGAAGTGAATGGCGGCCGGCGAGCCGGCGCCGGCGGTGCTGACGTGGAAAACCGGTGTGTCCGCCGTCAGCAACAAGGCGGCACCGGCCGGTGGCGCGATATTGCGCGGGTTGGTCGCCAGCAGCAGCTGGTCGCGGTCATTTTCTACAGTTGCCATCAGATCGTCACTTCCACGGTAATGCGGCCGGTCATCCAGTCCGGCGACAGGGATGTCACCACGCCCAAGCCCCCATCATCGAGGCCGAAGCGCGGATAAAACAGGCGAACCGGCGCCCCCAATTCCAGCAGCAGATGACGGGGCGTGGCCTCGAAGCGGTAGGTGGTGCGTGGCACCTTGCGAATCGCCAGGCGGCGCGCAGCTTCGGCCAACGCATGCGTTTGCTTGAGCAGACAGGTATCCTGCTGCACAGGCTCGCTGTTGAGCCGGTACCGGGACTCGACGTCAGCGTCGGATGCGGTGACCGTCAGCCACTCCTGAGCAAATAATTCCTTGTGCTGGTCGGGAATCGTGGTGGCCAGACCTTGCTGCACGCTCCAGTTCTTGCAGTAGCCCAACTTGACGGCCGAGACCACGTCAGTGCGGCTGGCGATGGCCATGGAACGCTCGACAATATGGTGCGGCCGGATCTCGATGACCGCACCTGCAGGAGGAAAATCGATCTGCAGCAGGCGCAGCTTGCCCGTGCGCGACATCGACAACTGGGCGCCAACGCTGCCGGCCAGCTGCTGACACGCCACCAGCACGTTGGTACGGTCCGCCAGATACAGCCCGACCGGCTGCCGGTGCGCCGCATCGAAGGCGGCCAGGTTGACCAGGTCCAGGTCTGCCAGGGTAAAACGATCGGATGCCTTGCCGTAGCCGGTGACGATCCGCTGCACCAGGGATGCGATGGTATTGCGGTAGACGCCATCGCCCTTATCACCCTGCACCGAGGCCGTAATGGTGCCGAACGGGTTTTGCGTGAGCGTGAACATGCCGTGCGCGTTATCGAGCGCCAGGCTGATCGGCATGCCGTTGCTGCGTGCCTCGATGGTCTGTTCGACGGCGCCGCCATGCACCTGGTAGCGCGGGCCAGCCTGATCCACCAGGTCGACCAGCAGCGGCGTGATGTTGTGCGCCTCGCCGAAGACCAGGGGCAGGATGGCATCCTTGTTGATGCTGTCGCCACCCAGCTTCGCATCGCTGACAGGCGTATTGAGGCGCTGCAGCTTGTCGCACAACGTCAGGTTGAGCCGATCCGCGCTGCGGCTGCCGATATCCGCCACCACGCCATCGAACACCAAGCGGAAATCGGCACGTGGCCAACGCATGTCGCCCACCCATGCCTTCACGGGGCGATTCACCCAAATATCGTCCAGCCAGGCATCGCGCACGCCGGAGAGGTTGAGCAGCTCAATATCCCCCACCGACAGGCCCGCCTCGGCCGACAGGGAGATCGACTCCGTCACCTGCATGCCGCCGACGATGATCGGCTGATACACAATATTGGCCGGAACATCGCCGGCGCCGGTCACGTATCCGGCCGTGGCCAGGTAGCGCGTGGTTTCCACGCCCCCGGTATTGACGCCCACCTCAAACAGCATGGTGCGGACGGCGTCCGGATCAGCCAGCCATGCCGCAAATTGCACATCAGTCATCATGCGGGAATTCCTCTCTGTTTCGTCTGTTGGTTGTAGGCTGCTCGGTCGAGCGCGCGCTCGGTACCGCTGACAATCGCGTCGGCAGTGCCGCGATGTGCCTCGGCAGTCGCTCCCAGTACGTCGCCGGTCTGGCGCTCCTGATCGGCACGCAGTCCCTTGACCTCTTCCCGTAAAGCCTTGATTTCGGCGACCAGGGCATCGGTATTGCCGCCGCTTGCCTGCGGCGCACCACCGAAGTACCGGCGCATGGCCGCCGCCGCTTGCGCGTCGACGACGACTTCCCCTTGGTGCAGCTCAGCCCGATAGCCGTCAAAAGGCACCCGCGCCAGGCCAGAGGCATGCGATCCGTCCAGCATGCCTGCCGTGATATCGGCCTTGCCGCCGGCTACCAAGGAGCGCCCCAGCGCGATAATGGCGTCCTTCATGGCCACCGCCGTGCTATTCAAGGTCACCAGCTGGCCCACCTGCTGATCGAGCACCGACAATTGCTTTTCGGCTTCGGTCATTTGCGTGCCGGCCAGTGCCGCCAGGGCGGCCAGGTCCGACTGCACCCGGGTCACGTCAGCGGTGTAGGCATCGCTCGATGCCTTGACGATCTGGTCGGCCGACAGGTACGCCGAGGCGGCAGCTGTCAGCGCCGCCTGTGCCGTGCTGTCGCCGGCGCGTGCCTTGGCCAGCGTTTCCTCGTACTGGCGCTGCGCCTCCATCATTTTCTGGACGGGCGTGAGCGTGGACAGCGTGCCCAGCTGCAGCGAGTCCTTGAACGTCTGGATGCCCGACGCGAACGTTTTCAGGCGCTCGATTGCCGATTTCAACGCATCGGACTGGGTGGCATAAGCTGCGGCGACATCGCTGCGCGCGGACACCTCGTCAAACAGCGCCCGGTTGCTGGCGTCGATACTCAGCCGCTCTTTGGCGCGCAGTTGCAGTGCGTTGAGGGTCAGCTTATCCAGCTCTGCCTGCAGGCCCTTACGTTCGCTGGCGATTTCGCTGGCCGTCTTCGACACTTCGGCAAGCCCGCCAACGGCACCGGAAAGCAAAGCGGTGTAGTCGGCAGCAGATTTGAATGCTGGCGCCAGAGCCAGCAGCTTGATGTACATTTCCTGGCCGCTCGTGCTGGCCAAGTCCAGGCCCAGCACCACTTGCTTGTACTGATCCACCGTTTTGACGCCGGACATACCCAGTTTGCCCAGCGTATCGGCCACGGTCGACAGCACGGGCGCCATCTTTTCGGCTTCCGTCAGGAAGTTTTCGGCAAAGAAGCTGGTTCCGCTGGAGAGCGAGTCCAGGCTGCCGGCCAGCTTGATCAGGTTTTCGCGCGCGCCAATGGTGGCCACACCCACGGCGCCGAAGGCCTCTTGCGACGTGCGGCCGATCAGCTGCAGCGCAGCGTCGACACCGGCGTAATTTCCGGCCACGCGCTGCAGAGTAACGCTCAGCTCCTCGTTACCTTGCTTGAACTGACCGACATTGGGCAGCAGCTCGACGGCGATCGCATTGCCGACACCTTCGAAGAACTTGGTCACGGCGCCCAGTCGATCCGCTTCAGTGGTAAGGCCGGTCAGGTTGATGTTGAGCGCCTGGGCGCGTGTGGCCAGGCTGGACGTATCGATGCCCAGCGTATTGGCCAGGGTGGCAGAGACGTTACGAATGGCGGCGTAGGTCTCCACAAACGCATTGGACGTCGTGGCGTCGACGGCTTTGCGGTCCGTGTCCGACTTGTCGCTACGCAGCCAGCCGCCCTTTTGCGTCCATTTGGCATACTCGGTACCACTAAAGCCGGTACCGGACAGCGTGCCGGTGATCCCCGTTTCCCCATACTTCTTGTCACCCATACCGAACACACGATTGCCAAGCCCCCCGATCAAGCCACCCAGCGCACCGCCAATGGCCGCGCCGATAGGCCCGCCCATGAACGCCCCGGCAACTGCACCGATGCCGGTGCCGACGTTCACAGTCGAGTTGCTGCCATACTGGCCTGAGATCAGTTTTCCGCCAAGGACTCCGGCGGCAATGCCGGCGGCGGCAGTAACCGCTGCGCCAGCGTAAGCGCCGGCCGTAACAGCGCCCGCGCTACCCACGCCACCTGAAGCTGCATACAGGCCAGCGGCATCTGCCGCGCCCACAAGACCCGTGCTGCCCAGGCCGGCACCAAATGCCTCAATTGCAGTCGAGCCAAACAAAGTGCCCAGACTGACAACGCTGGTGCCCAGGCCGGCGGTAATGCCTGCAAAACCCTGTGTCACCATGGTGTAAGCAGTTTTGGCGCTTTGCAAAAGGCCGCCAACACTGCCAAAGCTACTCGCGGTACCTGTGTCGCCAAGGACTGCAGCCGACGCCAATCCAGCAGACCCGGTGCCAGACACGGACGCACCGATGTTCAGCACCCACTTCCTGACAGTCATCTGGTACAGCAGGTCGAACAGTCCATTTTTGAGGGTATCCCGCAGGCGGTCGAACGTCGACTTTCCTGAATCGAAGATCGACACGAAGGTGTCTTTTGCAGTGCGATCCAGGCTTTCCAACATCGCCTTATTTGCTTCAAAGTCCGTGGACTTTTGCGCACCTTCACGCTGCGCAGCAGAGAGATTGCGAATCTCGGCGGCCTGGGCACGCAACAGTTCCGCTTCCTTTTCGCGCCCAAGAATAGTGTCCAGAATGGCAGCATCCAACTCCTTGCGCGTAGCAACCTCTTCCTGTTGGACCGCATTAAAATCCGCGATTTGCTTTTTGCTTTTACCGATCAGGCTATTCGCGGTTGTTTGCTCGATCACTTGCTTCTTGATCGCAGCCACGTCAGCATCACGCTTGTCCACCAGGTCGGCGTAATCACTTGCCGCAGCGCGGGTAGCTTTCACATCCAGCACGAACTGCTCATTCGTGGCGGTACGGCGCCGACTGGCGATTTGTGCATCGATCAATGCAGCCTGACCGCGCAACGCAGCCTGTTCTTTTTCGCTATTCGCCTTTCCCTTGGTCAAGGAAAGCTCTTCCATTAAGAGGGATTTGCGTCGATTGAAATCTTTAATATCCAGGTCAGCAACGGTCTGAGAAAACTTGATCTGCGCATCCAGACTGGTAGCCAGCCCAGCGTCGCGGTTCGCCACAAGGGCTGCCATCGAACGCTCGGACACCACCTCCTCGATGGCCCCGCGCCGCCTGATCGCCTCGATTTGAGTATCGATGCCGCCGTTGAACAGATCTGCGTACTTTTTCTGAATTTCAAGCCCGCGCTCGGCCAGCTGCTCTTCGGATGCACCGGCCTCCAAACCGCGATTGCGGCTGGCTTCAAGTTCCTTTTCCATCTGCTGGCGGCGAGTCAGGTATTTATCCCCCTCCTTGGCCCAGTCGATGAAACTATCCTGCAACTGCCGGTCAATCGCCTGCAACTGAGCATTTGACTCAATAGCATCCTTTTGGTCCCGCAGGAGAGCAACCCGCTTCTCTGCGGCGATCAAATCGGCCTTGCCATCGGCGCCAGCACCAACGAACGTAAAGCGCCGCTGTTTGGCCAGCTTGAGCGCAGCCTCCGCATCCTTCAATTTCTCGCCGAGCGTATCCTCCCGCCCTATGTTAAGCATGTAGTCCCAAGCTGTCTTGGCGCCACTACCCAGCGATGCCCAAGCCCGCTCGAGATAACCAAGCGATTCCGTGACGCTCTTCGAGCGACTTTCCACCATATCGGCATAGGCGTTTTGAGCCACTTTCGCGGCCTCTGTCGTCTTACCCTGATCCACCAGTGCGTTGATCTGGCTATAGGTTGAAGCAGTCAGAAAACGGTATTTCTCATTTAATGACTCGAGTGCGTCAAGTGGCGTTTTACCCAGCTCCGAGAAATCGCTCGCCAAATCGATGGCGCTAATACTCAATGCCTTCTGGGCGCGTACCGATACGGTGGCAAAACGTTCCAGGTTCTCGGCAGCCACCCTCCCGGTTGCAGCAAGCGCTGCCAGCGATTCCGCAGCTGCCCCCTGGGTTCCGACGTTTTTACTAATGCCTCGAGCCATGTCGGCAAGTTGACCGGCCGAGGTACCTGCAGCATTCCCCGTCATCACCAGCGCCGTGCGGTATGCCGTGATTTCCTTGCTGCCCTGATAGTAGGCCACTGCCGCGCCCGCTACCGCCGCGACGCTGAGAGCTACAGCCGCAACCATGCCAAGGCTCACAGTGCCAACACCCCTCATCGCAATGCGGGTATTGGCAACTGCCTCCGCCGTCGTGTTTGCCTGGCCAGCCAAATCGCTTAAGCCCGCCCCGACCTGCTCAATGCCCGCGCTCGCGGCTTGCTGCTCTTTCGCCACATCGGCCAGGGCACCGCCCACATCAGCAATGCCAGCAGCTGCAGATGCTGCACTAGCCGACGACGAGAAGAAGGAGGCCACTTCATTACCTAATATCTTGACGGTGTTCGAGACGCCGCCAAACGCGTCTTTGATCTGACCACCTTGCTGGATCAGCACCAACAGAGGATTTTGCCCGCCTGCCAAACTGGTGAAGATATCTGTCAACTGCGCTGGCATCTGACGCAGCGCGGCCGTGGTTTGAGCGGACGAAATACCAAATTCCTTCATGACTGGATCGGTCGAGCGCAAAGCGTTTTCAGCCAACTTTTGCTTGGCGGCTACGGAGTCGAGTTGCGCCAAGTACGGCTTCAGAACGTCAACATTGACGCCACGCTGGCTGGCCAACGTCTCGTAGTACTTCGCACTCGACTTAGATCCTGACTCCAGCGTCGCAATGGTGCGCTGGATCGAACCGATCATGTTTCTGGTCGCGGACTCGACCTTTTTGGACGAAGCGTCGCCAGCAGTGCCAATATCACTGAAGCCCTTGCCGGCCTTGCCACTGAGATTATCAAGCGACTTACCGGTCCGGGTCCCGGCCGCGCCGATTTTGGCGAAGCCGGATTCAGCGGCCGTAGAATCGACGCCGACTGCGATAGTTGCGCTACCAATGATTTCTGACATGATCGTCCAATAAAAAGACCACCTCCAGGGTGGCGTTGCGAGGCATCATTTCGGCGCGTGTATGCAGGCCAGAGCCGCCTCCTCCATGATCTGGATTTGCAGTTCCAGCTCCGCATACTCTTCAGCACCCAGGTTCAAACGATCCATCTTGTGGAACAGAACGCCATAATCCAAGCCGGTGGGCCCGTGCATCGATGTACGCCACTGCGTGGACAAGAAGCCGAACAGATGAAATGCCTGGACGTTCTCTGGCCAGACATCAATGGGACCCGTCGCCACGTCATCGAGCGTCATACCAAACGCGGCCAGTTCCTTTTCATCCGGGCCACGCTCGTAAAGCGCCGTGGCGACGGCCTTTAGTTTTTTGCGCGAGCGCCCGACAATTCGCGCATGTACGTCTCGATGATGGCGCGGGCAGACCCGATATAGTTTTCAGCCATCTTTTCAATGTTCTCAGCATTGAATGGTTCCTCCAGCTCCCAGCCGCTGGCGATATCACCAATGACATCGATGTCCTCGCGGCCTTCCAAACCTTCGACAAATTCGCGGAAGTGTTCCTTGGAGCGGTGCTTGAAGGTGAACTCGACGTTCACGCTTTTCCCGCCGGGGACTGTGATGGAAACATCTGCTTTAAAGGTCGGTGCAGCGGTCAGGTTAAATTTTGGCTTTGCCATGTTCTTCTCTCAAATGTAAAAAGACCCGACAAGGTGCGACCAAGCGGGCTAAAACCCGCCTGGGCAGGCGGGCAAGGGAAACGGATACGGTGCGGCGATTACGCCGCGTAGCGCACTGGTGGCGTCTTGAGCGAGAAAGTCGCAGTTACAGCCATTACTTCGTTCTTTGTGAACGTCGGCGTCTCGTTCAACGAAACAATCGCGTTGTAAAGAATCAGCGAGCCGCTGGGCAACGCAGCAATCAGCGCACGTGGCGCGCGGGATTCGGAAGCGGCCTTGACGGCGATGTAGCCGGGCAACGTCGGATCGTCGGCAATCTTCAATGAAAGCGACTGCGCGCTGGCCTGGGTGGGAAGTTGGCTGGAAAAATCGTCTTCGAGGAATGACACTTCGGTAAAGCCCATTTCACCGCCGCTGGACGTGTTTTCCAACACCTGGGTAATTTGCTCCTGCGTTTCAATCTCACGCACCGTGACGCGGCCGCCACCAGGGCGGAACATGCTGATTTTCGTGGTATCGGTGCCTTCAAGCGCGAAGGTGCCGGCTGCCGACGCGCTGACGCGGAAGATGCGGTTATTCAGCCTCGACCAGCTCGACGTGACTTCCACCAAGTCGCCGTCTTGCAGCCCGTGCGCAGCGGCCGTACAGACGGCGGGCTTGGCATTGCTAATCGCCGTGATGGCAATAGGGGCGCCATACGTCAGGCCCAACGAAAACGTGCTGCCATTTGGCAGTGATACAGCCATGATATTTCCTTTCAATGGACGAAAAAAAGCCGCATATAGCGGCGGGGAGTACCCAAGAAGGGCTGAGTAAAGAGGGAGGGTCGAGTTAAATCCAGATCGAGTAATCCTGGCGGGCGCCGCGCAGCTGCGTCACATCGTCGTATGTGGAAACCGGCGCGCCCTGTACAGCAACCTGCATGCCAGCAGCGCCTCGCAATGCCAGTTCGACCCGTTCGATCAGGCTGGACGCCTCGACGCGCGCCTCTGCCCAAGCGCAGACTTGCATCCAGCTATTGCGCTTTGATGGCATCGTAGGATCGAGGAAATTAACCGAAGCGCCGCCTACCTGCTGATAAACAATGTAGGGTTTCACACTGCCGGCCGGCGCCATATCAGGATAAACACGGCCATCAACGAGCGCTCGCAACGTCTGGAATACTTGAGTTTCTACGATCATGGCCGCCCCTTGGTTTCTGCAAGTCGCTCAGCCATGCGATCATTTCCGGCAACAATTGCATCGCCCGCAAGTGCCATGGCCGGTCGCAAGAACGGAAATGCCGGGGAACGGGAATTGCCGAACTCGATCTGATAGCCGTGCGGCGCCCGTTTCTTGTTCCAGCTGACATGATAGGTTTTCAGAGTTGCGCTGGAATCGTCCTCTGCATAAACACGGTAGATGGCACTCAGCAGCAAACCACTCTTGCGGTTTCGTTCCGCGTTACCGCGCGCGCCCTGGTAAATCACGGTGGCCATAGCGGCGGCGCCAGCGAATGCCACCTCAGTCTGTACCCGCTCGCTGTAGGCCTTGACCTTCTCGGCCAGGCCGCTCAAGGCCGATGCGTCGATGGTGAGCATTTATAAGGTTCCTTTCGAGCACATGAGTGCTAGCGTCCTGCCATCCTGGCCAAGTACGGCTTCAATGTTGTAGACAAGCTCGCCGTGCAGGACACGCATTTTCGCCTCGATGCCGGCGCGGTAACGAATCGTGATGGTCGACACCACTTGATTTTGCGTCGCACCAGCAGCTGCAAACTCGCGGCCACTAATATCCCGGATTCCCGCCCACACCTTTCCGTCTCCATCAGCCAGCAGGTTGCCCCAGCCAGCAGGTGAAGGCTGGCCAGCGGCGTCCTGGCCGGCAGCATGCACTTGAATGGTGACGCGCTTGTCGAGTCGCTGCGCCAGGCTCATACACTGCTCCTGCAGCCATCGAGCAGGCGCTCGATAAAGGGCGATGGCGCCGACTCCTTTTCAGCGCGCGTATTCGGATCGAACTGGTCAACCAGCTTGGCCAGCAGGTACAACTGCACATTGGCCGGCACCTTATCCGAAGTATCACCGTAGCCGCATTCCACCGTCACAATCACGGCATGCGGCTCTGGCGATGTCGCCGGCCAGGCCGCGCCGCGCGCCGGTGCCAGTTCGGTCTTGTAACGTGCTGGCACCAGCTTGTACGCCGCCGGTGGCAGAGTACGCTCGGCGCCGTCCGCATCAACATATTTGACAGAGGAGACACCCAGCACCGGGTGCGGCAAGTCGATCAGCGCAGGGAAAGCATCGAGCCGCACCTCCCACGTCTGAGGCATCAAGCACTGGCCGATTTCATGCTCTGCAGTCGCCGTAATGCCCTTGAGCCACTGCTCCAGGAGCGAGTCCATATAATCGCCATCGATGCGCATGTTGGCGCGTACCTGCTCAATCGGCACAGCGAGCTTGTCTGGCGGGATAGTACGAATTTTGGTCATGTTTGCTCCAGATGCGCTCCTGATGACTGGCCACCGGCCAGGTGCAAGCACCGACCGTGGCAGTCAGGATCAGGGAACCATTGTGGTGAGCACAGGCTTTACGATGTCGCAAAGCGCCTCGTGCCCGAGTTGTGTGGGATGCGTGTCATCGATCACATGCGCCGGATTGGCCCAATGTCCCAATGAGTCGGCCAACGATTCAACATCAACGAACGGAAGACCAGAACCCATTACCCGCTCGCGCTGCTTCAGGCGCAAGGCGTTCTGCGAAGGCGTGAAGGAATTACTCGGCAGGGGCGTGAGGATCAGCACCTGGTTACCTGGCTTCTTATCGAGGTGATACTGCGCCAAGTCCATCATGTAATACCATTGACCATCCCAGTCCGCTGCATTCCCCGTCGCCTGCCCAGGTGCTACACCGTTAACGGTATGGCTGTGCAGCGTCATAATATCCAGCAGATTCATATCCACGATATCGCGCCCATGCAGGTTAATCGCCTGCATGGACGAGCCGGAAATCCCGGCATTGAAGTAGGACACCATTTTACCGGTCGCGCGAATTCTGGCGGCGGCCTTGAAGATGTAAGGCGTCCCGGCAACGCCAGTCGAGGTAACGGCACCCACAAAAACCGAGTCACCAGGCCCCCCTATAGCCGTCATCTTCTGGTCATAGTGGAACAGCACCCCTACAATCGCTACACCTGGTACGCCGGTTTCTCGCGTCGAATTCACTACGCTGCCCGGATTGGCCACGATGTCACTACTGTATTCAGGTACAGCGGTGAGAATCGAGAAACCCTCGTTGGTGGCGTCCCACACTGCAGGGAAACCCGCCCCGAGATCGCCATAGGTAAAAGTGTTGTTATTGGCATATCGGACGTTGCGCCAGAACAGCAGCTCGTACTTTCCACCGTCCAATTCACCGACAGCGCGCGGCATGCTCCGGGCCGGCAGCTTTGGTGACAGTATGAGACCTGGACGCTTACGCATTGCTGCGGCGTCCGCCCCAATTGCAATGGGCACCACGATGGCGCCTGTTCCCGATCCCCAGCCCGACGTCGGCGCGGCGATATTGAACACCCCGCCCGGATACGCGGTACTTGACGTGGCGACACAGGAATTGTCGATCACAGCTGGAGTCGCAGTATGGTTGCCGAAAATAAGTTGTACAGCATGGAATGGCCCCCAGGCGCTGATCGCCCCTGCAAAACCCTTGATGCCCGCACCACTTGATACAGAATTTGTCACCGCGGGCAAACCGGTGCCACCGGCGCGCATCGAACCCAACAACTGATTGGTTCGCAAAGGAATTTGACCGGCCGGGGTACTCAGCCCCACCGTTCTGCCTGCCGCATCTTGATTCACCTGTACCGACGCCAGCACGGCAGCAGCCACATTGGCCGTCAAGCTACCTACCGAGCATGTCACTCGAAATACCTGCAGGCCGGCGAAAGGCCCTATTGGCGCCTGTGCCCCACTACGAACAACCCAGCTTTGCACCACACTGCCAGAGGAGCTTAGGCGCTCTACGAGGCCTTCTGCGGAGGCGCTGCCGATGATGCTTAGCGCCTGGCCCTCGGGAACGGAGATCGTCGTGCGTTCGCCACCTTTCAATGCCACGGCTTTTCCACCAGACAGGGCAGGGACCGGCGCCGGCGCAGCCACGTCGACGAGGAACAACTTGCCGCCAGTGAGGTCAGTGGTTGCCATTTTTCCGGCCACCAGGCCGGCCTCAGTAGCAACGTCCATCGTGACGATTGCATTAGCCGGAAACTTACCCGCGTCACACAGTAGGCGAATGGTCATGACTAATCCTTTTCCAACGATTCGGCGAACTCGACAGCAATCGGATCAGTGTCAACAATGCCAGCCAGGCCGACAACAAGATCAGCGTCTAGCTCAACAACGTCGTTCGGCTCGCCGTACTCGCAAGCAACCAATACACGTGCCCTGACGCGTTTTTCGCCCAGGTCAGCTGCCGCGCCACCCGCTATCGCCAACTCATCGACCGTGCCCTCGCCCAGGCTGGATGCGGCAACAGCACTCTCCCTTCCAGCAGCCGCCGGCGTAATGGCTACGGCGGTGGCCCCTTCAGCAAACGTCTCACCGAGATCGGCCATGCCAACCACGGTAGCCAGCTCGACGCCCGTACCACCACTTAAGGGGGACGCGACCGCAGTGTTATCCTGGGGGGCAGCAGCCGAGACAACGGTTTCCGCTAGTACGTCATTTCCTGCGCTTCGAGCTTCGCCTTGTGCCTTGTTTTTTGCCATGATGTTCCTCGATTAATATCTGAAAGAAGCGGGCCGCAGCCCGCCCGGCGCTTACGTCGCGGACTGCTGATACTGCTTGATGGCGTTAAGGTCCAGAAGATTTCCGCCTGCGCGCGCCCAAGCCAGGAAGCCAACCTGTCCCTTGCTGGTGTAGATCGAATCTTCAAAGCGGAAGAGCAACAGTTCCAGCACATCTCGGATCATGTACTTCGAGAAATCGCCGTAGGCGATGGTTTTGGCGTTTGCCGCAGGCTGGGCCATGTCGTTGTTGATAGCGACATCCGAACCGAGCAACTGCGCCGGAGTGCCGGTTTTGATACCTGCCTCGTACGATTCGGCCCAGATCGGGCGGCCGCTGCCGTCCTTGATCTTGCGCACGCCCTTGCGCGTTTGCTGGTGCATCATGAAGCGGCAGGTGCCGGTTTCTTGATAGGCGTTGTCAATCGATTCCTGCAGGTCGACCAGGTCTTCATAGGTAGTGATCACGGTCTGGCCCGTGGCGCCAATCTTGCCGACGCCGGCTACCGTCGAAAAACCAGTCGGCTGGCCAACACTGGAGCCGATGGTAAAGCCCTTGTTCATCGTGCGGCCGATACGGTCGTTGATACGCTTGGTGACCATGGCGATAATATCGATGGAGCTGTCCTGCAACAGCTCCATCGGAATGGTGATGATTTTCGAGCTGGCTTTGTAGGCGGGCAAACCCACGGTGCCAAATGTTGCATCAGCGCTCGATGCCTGCGTGTTTTCTGGCACCCATTCACCTTCTTCCGACGTGCCGTCCGATGTTGGGTAGCTCAGCGGATTGCCCTGCGAAGTGGTGATGCTCTGGGCCACACCACGCATCCCGCCGTACGCCTTCAGCGAATCGATCAACTGCCTGGCAACATCCGACTGCACCGTGTAGCCGCCCTGATTGCCCGTACCAGTCGACATGGTGTTGCGGATTTCATTTACTTCTTCACGCGTCATGTTCTGTGGGCCTTCGCGCAGCAGTTTGGCAAACAACTCGCGCGACTTATTGTTTTCCACACGAGCGGCCGGGCTGCTGCGGAACTGTTCCACATCGCGGTTATGGTCTTCGATTTCCATCTGCATGACCCGCTCAGTCGCAGCGATCTCGCTCTCCAGCGCTTCGATCTGGTCTGCACGCGCATCGAAGCTGGCCTGGTCATCCTTGGTCCAGGCCCGGTCGCCCTTGTTCGCCAGCTGGTTGCGGGCTTCTTTTGCGAGCGCCTGACGCTGCTCGCGCAATGCTTGAATCGATTTCATTGGTTCATTTCCTTATGATGGACGTAAAAAAAGCCGCTCAAGAGCGGCCGGTATCAGGATTGCGCGAGCGCGTTATCCGATTTCGTGCAGACGCAACCGGTTCATGTTGCGCTGGCGGGTAGCTTCCCATTGCAGGGCATCTACGCCGGCATCTTCGACCTGCGGCGCGTTGTTGTAAGCCGAGAGGTTCCACTTGTTTTCCACTTTGGCGACCTCGCTGATGGAGTCGACAAAGCCATTGGCAACAGCTTCCTCAGCCGTGAACCAGGTCTCAGCCTGCATCCATGCAATGATTTCGTCGTTGGACTTGCCAGTCTTCTTGGCATAGTCGGCCACGATGGAATCATCGATCTTACCGAGCAGCGCTGCCGTTTGAGTCAGGTCGCCCTTGTTCCCGTACGCCATGGTCCAGGCTTCGTGGATCATGTAGAAGCTACCGGCCGCGATTGTCACCGTGGCGCAGGCGGCAGTCACATATGTGGCCGCGCTGGCTGCCAGGCCTTCGATCACCGCATGCACGTTGCCGTGCTGGGAAATCGCCGCCGCCATAGCCCGTCCGTCGAACACATCGCCGCCTGGCGAATTGACGCGGAGGGTCACCTTCTTCCCGTTCAAGCTGGCCAACGCCTTGTTGAACTCTGCAGCACCGGTCCCCCAGTAGGGGTCGATCACGTCATACAGGTACAGGGTGGAGTCGTCTCCCTCAGCGCGAATCTTGGCCGGCTCACGTCCAGCATTGTTACGTATCAGTTGCACCAGTTTTTTCATCGTCATCCTTGGTTGGGGGTTCAGCGGCGGCAAGCGCCAAGTTGTCTGGCCGGAACAAAACATCGCCACCAGGGACAGGAGGCAGGTTTTTGACGCGGCGCACTTCGTTAATCGTCATCCAACCAGGGCCCTGCGAGCCGCCGACACACTGACGCAAATAGTCGCCTTCAGCCTTGGAGTCACCGGCCATTAACGATTCCATCTTGTGTTCCACAAACGGCGAGGCACGGCGGAACAGTTTGCGGTTAAGTTCTTGTCGCGCAATGTCCAGATGGGCCTGCATGGAGAATTTGATAAAACCCAGGGTCTGCGCCTGGATCCCCGCCCCCCACGAACTGGTAGACTCCTGGGCGCCGATCATATGTGCCGGAACACCAAACGCACGGGCAATATCGACAATCTGGAACTTGCGGGACTCCAGCAGCTGCGCGTCGACGGACGTCATGCTCATTTCTTTGAGGTCGACATTGTGCGGCAGTACCATCGGGGTGCCGGCATTGCTCGCCCCAGCATACTTTTTCACATACTCCGCGCGCAGCAACTTAATCTGCTCTTCGTCCAGCTTTGCCTGCGGCTTCAGCACATGCTTCGGCGCCGCACCATTCGCAAAAAAGCTGCCCGAGAAAGTATCGGCCGCCAGCGATATCCCGATGGACTGGAAGGCCCCCCATTGGATGGCTGACATGCTGCGGATGCCATTAAAGCCAAACCCGGTAAAGTGCAACATGTCATCCTGATGCACCGGATAAACGCTGCCATCGTCCCTTGTTACGCTATACACCAGGTAGTCGCCGACCTTGCGGCCAAGGACCGCGTCGGGGTGAAGTGGGCGTAAAGAACGGATGCCGGCACCGGCGCGGACGATCTCCACATAACCATCGCCGCGCATCATACGGCTTTGCATGACCCAGCTCCACATCGCTGCAGCTGTCCAGTTCGCAATCGGTTCCTCATTCAGCAGCCACCACAAATCCGGCTGAATGCTCTCTCGCTTACCGTCCGTCTCACGATAAATCGACACGGGAATAGAGGCCAATGTTCCGGCCAGAAGGCGCACCGCTGCGAAAACTGCTGAGACGCGCATGGACGAGTCTGGTGTAACGGCAAACCCGCTGGCCGACTCGGCGCCGCCGAGCACGGCAATAATCTGCGGGTCGCTCGACCTCGTCACCGTGACCGAGTTTTCAACAGCCCCGCCGACAGGATCGATCCGCTCGACCATTGCCGTGCGTGGTGCTCCACCCATCCACATGGCAGCAAGCGCTCGTATTGGATTATTCATTATGCTCAGCCGCCTTACAGGGAAATAATTTGTACTGTTTCGTCAGGGTGAACGATCATTGCCCGGTTCAGGCACATGATCAGCGCCACGACGCCGTCGATCTTGTTTTCCAGCCGCTCCTTGTTCGGGAATATGTTTTCCTTCGCATCGCGGTGGCATACCGTATTGCTGACCATCCAGGTCAGCACCGGATCGCCGTTGTGGTGAAACCGGCCTTCCAGTACCAAGGCCTCCAGCCACTTCATCGGTTCGCTGAAATTCTTCACCGTTGCGCCCACTTCAATCATGGGCAGGTTGGCCGCAACCATGCGCTGGCTGAACTGGGTAGCTTGAAAGGGGTCGTAGGGCGCATCAGTCAAAGTGAACATTTCGTGGTCAGCCAACAGATCGTCTTCGATGACGCCGAAGTCGGTGACGTTGCCTGGCGTCGAGACGATGTGACCGGCGCTTGCCCAGCCTTTGTACTGGGAGTTCGTGCCGGCCTCGATGGCAGCCTCGTTCAACCAGTAGGTGCCAAAGGCGTAGTAATGCTGCACTCCATCGATCTCGCGCCAGAACAGCTTCATCTTGGCAGCGATGTCCACCTTGCTGGCCAGGTCATGCGACGCGATTACTTCCTGGCCGATGAACTGGCTGATCTTCATTTCAGGGTCGTAGCATGCCTCCCACGCCCGCATATCCATCCAGGCACTGTCGGCGTTGACCCATATGTTGACGCGCTTGGTCAGGAACTCGTTCTGTGCGCTCATCATCTTTTGTGCCTTGCTGCAGGCGGCGCGCATGTCTCCCAGCTTGACCGATACACCCAGGTTGGGATTCGCCTTTCGCCAAACTGTTTCGTCTGCCCAGTCGTCGCCTTCGTCCAGCGTGAAGATGATGCAAAACACAGTATCGTCGACCGCGACCTCGCCGGCTACCTTGTAGCCCATGCCATCATGTGCATGCAGAGTGGTATTCAAGATCATGCAGGCATAGCTGCGCTGTTCGTAGCACACCCCCGCACGGTCACTACCAGCAGTGGTAATCGCAAAGCCCAGCGGCTGGGAGCGCGCGCCAGTCGATGAATCGACCACGTCGTACAGGCCACGGTCCTTCTGCGCATGCAGTTCGTCGGCGATAAATCCATGCGTATTAAGGCCGTCGAGTGAGTCGAAACCACGCGCCAGCGGCTCAAATTTACTATTTGTCTCGGTGTTGTAGATCGATGACTTGTTGGCCTGCAGGCCCAGCTGGCCAAAGTCAGGTTCACGCTGCATCATCGCCGCAGCGGTCGACCAGACAATCTTTGCCTGCTCCTTCTTCGTGGCGAAGCTGTAGACCTGGGCGCCAGACTCGTCGTCCGCCGCCACCAAGTACAGTGCGATGCCGGCGGCCATGGTCGACTTCGCATTCTTACGGGCCACCTCTTCGTAGGCACGCCGGAAGCGGCGCAGGCCGGTAATCTTGTCCAGCCAACCGAACAGGTTCACGAGGATGAATACCTGCCAGTCTTCCAGCTTGATCTTTTGGTAGGTTTTTACCTGCCCCACCCAAATCGGTTTCCCCCACTCCCCCTCGACGTGCGGTAATAGCTCGATAAACTCGCATATTCGGGTGCCCTCAGCATGATCTAGCCGGTAGGGCCAGTCTGTTTCTTGCCGCGCCAGGTCATCCAGGTAGCGCCGGCATGCGGCTTTCTCCCACTTACCCGCAACTACATCGCCCTCGACCACGGCCTTTGCATACCGCAGTGCGCGCTCGATGAAGTCCATAATTACCTTTTACTGAAGTTCCCCAGGCTCTTCACATTCGGCGGCGCATTCGGATCTACCGGCGGTGTTTCTGCGCCAGCGATGGGCACCGGTTCGGCGCCCACAATAGTGGGCGCGAATAGCGACAGCTGGGTCGTGGCCGGCGCCAAGTTGACGCGCGACGATGGGGTCAGACCGAAATCGCTACATAGCTTGTGGTACAGCTCGATGGCACGGTTACTGGCCATCAGCGCAATCGAATGAACCGTGTTGCCATTGGAAGTGACGGTGCTGAAGCCGCCACTTCCTGGGTTATCCTTCGCAGCCGCAGCGATCATGTCCTCGGCTTCAACATACCGGCCCCACTGCGTGCAAAGCATCGCCAGTGCGCCACGGTCCATCGCCGATACCATCTGATAAGCAGCCAGTTCGGCGCACACTCGCACCCATTCCTTTTTTGCCTCGCCTTTCAAATGACGTGGGCAATCCGGCGCTTCAGCGACGGGGCGAAATTCATTTTTGTTGACCGGGCGCCGACCTGCATTTCCATCGATGGCGCGCAGGGCACTCGGTTTTGCTTTACGTCCCATATACCCCCCCCCTCCTAAAATAACGCGCTTGCGAAAATTCGACTACATGGCCGGTCTTTTGCTTTTTTGGGTTTTACTTTTCGATACCCCGGGGCAACATTTCTCAAGGGAAATATGTTGCATTTATGAAACGATTTGGCAGCCTTCGATACCCGATGAAACATTTCTATTTAGCAACATCCTTCCAGCGTCCGAACGCACCGTCCTCGGTTGCGGTCTTGAGGTCGTGATGGGTCTTGCACAGCGGCTGCCAGTTGCCGTCGCTGTCCCAGAACAATGCCTTGGCCTTGGCAATGGCCGCAGCATCGCCGCTATCCATTGCGGCCTTCAGCTTGTGGTTGATGATGTGGTCGACCACCGAAGCCGCAACGACGCGGCCCTCGTTCATGCAATGCTGGCAAAGCGGATGCTTGGCCAGGTAGCCTGCCCGCGCCTTCACCCACGCTGATGTGTATCCACGCTCGTGCGCCGTGCCGCGTGCTGCAGCGTCCATCACTCGCAACTGCTTCTTATGCTTGTCGCAGCGCCCTGGTGCAGCGATCAACACACCGCAGCCTGCATGGCGGCAGATACTCTTTGCTGCACTGGCCATGGAATCACCTTGAGACACCTTGGCGGCGCCGATGTGCAGACGTCTGCACAAAACGCCCCACAAGAAACGCGCCCGCCCTGTGGTTGATGCGTGCGCCCTGGGGCACTATCATCAACACAAATAAAAAAGCCCACCGAAGTGGGCAAGCACCAGAAACGAATGTATCCCCCGCTATCGAGCGGATCGAGATAGATCACCTCTTTCGCTGTTGAGAAATCGTCTCGTTAAACGCAAAAAAGCCCGCTTGTGCGGGCTTTAGGCGTTACTGCTGCGAGAATGACCGAAATATACACCCGCTGTAACAGCCGCGTCAAGCTATTGCAAAAACTCCTCAACCACTCCATCGGCAACAAAGCTTGGCGCGAGGCGGCTATAAGCCATCTGCTCAAGCTCCCGCACATGCCCCTGCATCCTTGTCGATGCCCGCTGGTAGGTCATGTGGCTAGCGCCGAATGACTTGGCCAGGTCGCGCACCGTGATGTCCAGTTGCTTGTGATTGGCAAACAGTCGCCCCAGCATGCAGTCCACGGCATTCGGGTTCAGCCCAGGGAACATTGGCCGGAACCAATCCGCCAATCCCTTTATGGCCTCGATGCGTTCGACCGAAAAGGCAAAGCGGCGCTTGCCATCCACATCTTCGAAATCCGTCTGCCCGTACTTCGCCTGCAGAACCCACATTTCCGTCTTCGGCAGCCGATGCTTTACCGCCTGCAGCACCATGGCACACTGGGCGCGCACCTCGTTGCCATCCAGTCCGCCGAAGTTTATTGTTCCCGATGCCGCGCCGCGCAGCTGCTCCAGCCAGCAACGCTGACGACCGTTCAGCTGCACCGACTCCATCGCCTTGATCAGTGCCGCCCGCAACGGCGCATCCTGCTTTGCCTCCTGGGCCATGATCAGGAACGACACATGCACCGCCTGCCCCACGTTTTCAAATACCGCTTCTTCCGCTTTCACTTCCATCGCCTAGCCCCTTTTCTCGTTTTCAATCGCCTGCTGATCCAATGCTGCCTGCCATGCCACCTCGCCCATCCGCGCCAAATACCGTCCAGGCGCCGTATCCAGCGGCATGCCCCGATAAACCGGCTTACCCACCTCATGCCCATTCTCCGTAGCGTGGAACCCCTGCCCTCCACGCATCCCGCGCCGTATCGCCGCATCCACCACCTCCGCCCCAAATGCCTCGCGGAACGCATCGATGATCGCGGCCACCTGGGGCATTTGCTCCCGCATGCTCACCTTCTTGTTCATCGTCCTACCCTCCACTTCCTTCTTCGATGAAAACCGGTCGTATTCCGCTAACCCTTCATACCCATCACATACCCATCACATCGCTAACCCGCATGGATACTTACTTGTGATGGGTATGAGTACTGTTATTACTTCTTTCTACTTTCTGACAAAAAAAATACAGCGAACCATCGACATTCAAACGGCCTTGTCCATCAATGCGCACATGTGTGCGTGCGCGAGAACCCGTAATACCCTTCATACCCATCACATTCCAGCATCCATGCGGGTTTGCGATGTGATGACTTTGTGCTATGTGATGGCTTAACCCTCAACATCGGCAGCATCAACCCCGCTGCGACTCCGGTATGCCCTCAAACTTTTCTCGAACAGGCCTGATGCATCTGCCGCCCACTCTGCAAGCGTCTTGCCCTCTGGCTTCTTCCCGGCTAAAAACACGTTTCGCTGCTTGACCACCGATCCCAGCTCATACTTGATCAGGTGCTTTTCCAACGCCTCGCCGGCGTACCGCAGCACGGTGGGCGAGAAGATGGTCTGTGAGATGTACTTCGATTCCCCGCTCTTGTCGCACCACACCTTGTAGGCGTCGTATAGCTGGGTAGCGCCGCACGTGATGAACGGCAGCGGCAGGAAGCCCCGGCTCCAGTCGCGGTAGAAGCGCTCGGCCGGCGTCAGGCTCTTCTCGATCAGGTCGTCTTTGGCATCCGTGTAGATCGGCTTGGTGTGCTCGTCAAAGTCACCCATGTCCAGCTCGTGCATGAGGTAGTGGTAGTACGCCTCGATGCCGCCATTGGCGATCTCTTCGGCCACCTGGACGTAGAACTCGCGCGACAACGCCGGCGGCGTCCAGATCACCAGGTAGCGGCGGTCCGTCTTGTCCAGGGCCAGCGGCTGCAGCTCGTTCGACAGGAACACGAAGTTCATGTGGTTCGCCTCGCCATGCTCGGGCAACCCCTTCGGATTGATGATGATCATGTCGCCCGACACCAGGTACTTGAGCTTGCCCTTCATGTGCTTCAGCTCCGAGCGCGTCACCACCTCATCGGCCACCATGAACAGCTTCATCGAGGCCCAGTCGTTGAACTGGCTCTCCAGCTGCGCATTGCCGATCACATAGCCGTACTCGCCGTAGATTTTCTTGATGACCTTCTCAAAGAAGAAATTCTTACCGCTGCCCTCGTCGCCGTGCATGATGATCGACGTTTCCATCTTGGCGCCGCGATTGCGCAACGGGTAGGCCAGCCAGCGCTCGACCCACTCGACCAGGGCATCGTTGCCATCGCACAGGTGCGCGATCAGGGTCTGGATGCGCAGGCAGCTGCCGCGTCGCGGCTGCATCGCCCATCCGTTGAACAGGTTCACGGTGGCCGTGGCGCCGCTCGATGCCGGCGACGGAATGTCCTGCGGATCAAAGACGATGTTTTTCTTCAGCACCCAGCGCCGCGCCTCTCCGCCCCAAAACTTCATGACGTCGTTGTTGGCCACGATGGTGCGCATGCTGCTGATCTTCATCAGCATCCGCTGCGACACGTCCCACACCAGGTCCTCGCCATACACCAGCACAAAGTTCTTCAGCACGTACTCGACCTGATTCCAGTGGTCGGCGCCGTACACTTTTTTCGGTTTGTCCTTCGCCTGCTTGCCGTCACCCCCCACCCCCGGCGCGGAAGCGGAGCCACCCTCGTCAGGAGGCTCAGGCAGCGATCCGTCAGCGTATCCCGCTTCCAACGTGGCGGCCAGACGCGCCTCGCTATCGTCCGCCTCTGCGTCGACAGCGCTCCTGCGGGCTGGCTGCTGCGCACCAGGGGGAGGGGGGGATTCGTCCGTCACGCCTTCCAGGAACAACACCCCGAGATCAAGCACTGGCGCGATCACGCCGGCGTCGGGAAAACCAGAATCTGGCTGCTGCGCAGCAGGGGGAACGGGGGAGACGCCGCCGGCTACCGGAGCAGCTGCAGGCGGAACCATTGAACTGGCCGCTGGCGCGGCGAGAGGAACAGGAACGGCAGATTTAGGCTGCTGCGCAGCAAGAATGGCAACCCCGATCTGCGCCGCTACCGTGTCCAGCCCCTCCTCGATCTGCAGGTCGTTGAAATCGGTCAGCTTGCGCCCTGCCCTGTCGGCAAACGCCGGAACGACCATCGAAGTGCGCTGCATCTTGCGGCACAGCGCCGAGCAGCTGGCCACGCCGGCGTTCTTGAACGTGTAGCGCTGTTGCCGGCGGCCAGTACGCACGTCCGCCTCGATGTACGGCACGCCGGCCGCGTCCGTGCGCCACCAGGCGGTCACCTCGACGTCGGCACCGTCATCGGCCAGCACCACATGCGAGACGCCATCGATCGGCACGGCGGCCAGGACCTGATAGTCCTCGCGCAAGCGCTCGATGAAACGCTGGACCACCTGGTCATCATCGTCCACAAGGAAAAGAAGATGCGCCTGCGGGAACGCCTCGCGCAAAGCGGAAGCCACGGACGCCAAAGAACCGGCGTCAAAGGCCACGGCAACCGGCAGATCGACGCCGGCCTGGGCGGCGGCCGCACGCGCACTCGCACACGTGGCGTAACCCTCGCCAATGCCAATGACCATCGCATCAAGCGGCTGTCCAAGCATGTGGTAAGCGCCCGGCTTGTCCATACCGGCGTTATAACGCTTCTCGCCGGCCTGGTCGATCTTCTGCAGGCCGATGATCTGGCCAGCGCGCTGCAGGGGAATCAACAACGCGCCGGCGCGGTCGACGCGCACGCCCTCGCCGGCAACCTGCTTGCGATCAAGGTACGGGTGCTGCACAGCGATACCTGCGGCTTTCGTCCACTGGTCGCGCGCGCGGTTGGCGGCCAGCTGCGCTTCTCGCAGCTTTTTCTCGGCCTCGCGCTGTTCGTTCTCTCGCAGCTTGGTCGCAAACTCCGCGCGCTCATCATCCGTCATCGCCTCGGCGTCGACGGTGACAGGTACGGTATTCCGGTTGTCGCCTTGGTGGAAACCGAAAGCGCCAGTGACGACCCTACGGCCGCTCCTGAGTTCCAGTTCACGCAGGATGTACCAGCCCTTTTTCTTCGGGCCGAAACGGTGAAACTTGCCATCGAATACAGGGTGATTGGGCGGGAGTTGCGGCATGTCGTATGCCGCCATTTGAGCAACTACCTGGTCAACATTACTCACTGACAATGGCTCCCGTCACCCCAGGCATAGCCAGGCCATGCGGCACGCGCTGACTTCCCATACGGGAGGGGATTGCTGCATAGTCAAACGAGCCAGGACGGGCCAGCGGTGCACGCACCATATTCGCGGGTGACAGAGGCAGTTTCTTGCCGACATAACGCGGCCCTGCGACCTGCCCGGCCGACGCAACCTTGGCCTGAGTCGAGCGGCCAACAAAATCCCAGCCTTTTTGCGTCACCGCGTAATCGCCAGCCTCACGGCGCACCACATGACAACGCATCAGCGAGTTAATGATTTCGCGCTCAAACGCTGTAATGGGGCGCGTCCACGTCATAGCGTTCATCCAGCCATGCAAGCCGGCACGGCCGCCCAGCTGGACCAGCTTGCGAAAGGCGAGATCAGGACGTGTTCCGGCGCGCGGGCCATAATGGGCACTCATGCAGCACCGTCCTGGCCGGCATCCGGCTTGCAATACACGCGAATGCTCAGCGCCATCATTTCAGACAGCGATTTATGGATGCCATCCATGATGGCGTCGAGTTCCGCGCGTTCCTTCTCGTCGATTTCATCGTCGCCGGCGATGGCCTCCTCGAAACGCTCAGCGAAGCGCCCCAAGCGGATATAAACCTCGCGAAACTTCTTGGCAATGACTTCATTACCGTCTGACAAATCTGCTGGCAATTTAACGAACGCACCACCGCTCGATGCCGCCACCGCCTCAGCAAACAAGGTCGTGCTGGAGAATGCCTGCAGCTGCAGTGCCGTATCAACAGCGATGCCCTGCCCCTTGCGTTCGTAAACGCGGTTTTCCAGTCCGTTGCGGCTCATGCCCAAGGCGGCCGCAATTGCGTCCCAACCGCCAGGAAATGCCTTGATCATGCCAAGGTACGATTTTTTGATTTTCACAACATATCCTTCTCAGTGGTGGTTGTGGCTTGCAGTAGCAAAACGGTATTCTTGGCAATCAATCATTACCCGGCGCCGATGGGACTCCTGCCCGGAGGTACTCCCAATCAACATCTCTTCGTAAATCCTCACACCGGACGGCTCTTGAGGATTCACGCTCGATCTTGATACAGAGGCCTTCGCCAAGCTTTTGCTGGATGCTTATCGCTTTACGCAGGTAACCCTCACTCGTTCCGACCCGCGCAAAAAATGACGCCCTGTCGTGCTTGGTGAGGCTATTTAGGTAACGGTGTAATTTGTCCATGCCAAATATTACCAAACGGTAATGATAAAGGTCAACACCCTTTGGTAATTTACTAAGCGGTAATTGAAGGGGACAATCTGCTGATGAATATTCAAGACACCCGACGTGAGCGCCTTGCTCAGCTAATACAGGAGCACTACGAGTCTCAGGCGGACTTCGTCGCCAAAACGGGTGAAAGCCAGAGTGAGATTTCTGGACTGCTCAAGACCAAGTCATTCGGCGAAAAAAAGGCCCGAAAGATTGAAGCAAAATCCGGCCTTCCCCCAGGTTGGCTCGATGGGCTTGCGGAGCTGGCACCAACAGAGAACCTGGTTAAGTTTCAACGGGTTGTACTTGCGGACCCGGACGAGAACAGCATGGTTTTCATTCGCAGGGTCAAGTTACGCCTGTCCGCTGGAATTACTGGCTTTCAAGTTGAGGACGACCGTCGCGAAGGTGGCGTGTACGCTCTCAGCCGTGAATTCATTAGAGATCATGGACTTGATCCAGATCGGCTGATCGCCATCCAGGTAAAAGGAGATAGCATGATGCCTGCCCTCTACGATGGAGACACTGTAGTAGTCAATACCGCCGACACGAAACCTGTCGACTCGGCCGTGTTTGCCGTCAACTATGACGGCGAAGCCGTAGTAAAGCGACTGACGAGAGATATCGGTGAATGGTGGCTCAGCTCCGACAACCGCGACCAAGCCAAATACGGAAGAAAACTTTGTCGTGACCGCGAGTGCCTAATCATCGGCCGCGTAGTCAAAAAAGATAGCAATCACGTATAACCGCACGCGCACATAAGCGCATCGCCCAGCTAGGCATATCACCAATTAGCACTATAAGAAGCCCCATTCGGGGCTTTTTTTTCGACCTCAATTTGTAACGTATTTCTCATAAAATCCCAATATCACCATTTGGTGTTGACTGCATCATTACTGTTTAGTAATATTCGCCAACGGTCAACCACATCGATGGAGCAAGAATAATGGGTCAAATGGGTATCTTTGCCGTCACGGTTCGCATGCCTGGCCAGCTGCCTTGCGATGCACTTCCAATTGCAGCCATCGCTGTGGACGCTGCGTCCGTGATCATGAACATGATCGACCTTTTCGGCCCTTGCTTGGTATCCGTTCAGCCGCTCAAGGCAGCGCAATGAAGACCGCCACCAAGCCGCTGGCACACGATCAACACCTGAGCCAAGCCCTCGCCGCGTCCGCCGCACTGGCCCGCCTGCAGCACCTGGCCAAGTCCGTTCGCTGCGCTCCGGCAGACCTGTCGTCCGACGGTGGCCGCAGTATCGACATGCTGCGCCTGCTCGACGTCATGCGTGCGCGAGGCTACCGGATCGAGCCGCCCGTCATGGCCACCGCGCAGCCCAACCCATTGCACACCGTCTGGCTGATCAACATTGTCGTGCCGACCGGCGTGGGCGTCAGGCTGGGCGTACCTCTGCCACGAGTGCCGGCATGACCGCCCCACTCGTCCACCTGGCAATCGACGTACGCAGCGTGCTGGCCAGGCCGCTCCACGAGCTGCGCGGCTTTACCCACCCGGACGGCCGGGCCATGACCCCGCGCCAGGCCAAAGCTGCACTGGTGGCGCAGCTGGCCGAAGGCCATGAATTGCTTCCCATCGGCAACAGCACACCTTTCGATTTCATTAAACGCTAACCGGGCCGTACCCGCCCACAACCAGGAGCCGCACATGAGTAGCGACCTAGTAATACCCACCATCGGAGGCATGAAGAAAGCCCCGGCCCGCAGCGAGAAACGCATCGTCGTCGACGAGCTGGTCGACGACCAGGTATTCGCAATCACCGACTGGGCCGACATCCGCCCCAGCTACACCAACCGCAAACGGTTCAACCAGACCGCTCTGGAGCAACTGGCCGCCAACATCAAGGAAGTTGGAATTGTCCAGCCCATCCTGATTCGCCCTGTCACGCCAACCGCTGACGCGCCTCAGCATTTCGAGATCGTCGCCGGTGAGCGCCGCTGGCGCGCCGGCAACATCGCCGAGCTGCAGCGCGGTCCGACCATGATCCGCAAGCTGACTGACCTGCAGGCGCGCGAGATCCAGCTGCTGGAGAACCTGCAGCGGGAAGACCCACACCCGATGGAAGAAGCCGAAGGGTTCCAGGAGCTGATGCTCAATGCGGGCTATACCGCTGATCGCCTGGTGGACAAGCTTAAGAAGTCGCGCAGCCACATCTATGGCCGCCTGAAACTTTGCGCGCTGACGACTGAAGTGCGCGAGAAGTTCCTCGATGACGTTATCTCGGCCTCGACAGCCCTGCTGATAGCACGCGTACCCGTCCCTACCCTGCAGATCAAGGCGCTGGCCGAGATCAGCGCACCCGACCAACGCACTGGCGAACCGATGTCCTACCGCGCGGCGTTACAGCATATCCAGACCCGCTATATGGTCGACC